ATCAAGCTATGGAGTGGTGCTGATGACTGCGCACTACCTGCGCGTATCACATCGGTAGCCCGCCAAGGCGTCTCTTACACAATTCTTGACAACCAAGACTTTATTGATGATATGCGAACAGGTCTATACATAGTAGACCTATTCTTAAAGTCATCAAACCCAGACAAGGCTCGCGCCAAGGCAAGAGTATTTTCACCAGACCTTCCACGTGCTCGACGCCACGTGGCAAAACCATATCCACTGCCTGCAACTGTTCTTGACATGTTTATAACAGGCGCTGGCGGTGGAACAGTTGATGTAAACATCGAGTATATTAACGCTACTTTTTTAGTGCTCGATCCTACATGGATACCTTCACTTAAGATATCTAATTACTCTGGCACAAAGAGCAAGGAAATTGGCTCAGGCGCAGTTTCAGTTAACTCTATTCTTACAGACATCACTAAGAGCATTTCACATAAGCAACTTACAGATGATATTGCTACGCTAACTACGTCTACCGCGCATGGGTTCTCCGAAGGAGACCTAGTTACTATCTCCGGCATAAACGCCACGTTTAACGGCGCTCACTACATCTCAGACGTGCCAACTAGCACACAATTTAGATACGCTAAGGTTGCATCTAATGTTGCCTACGGGGCTGACACCGGCACAGCGGTCGTAACTAACGAGTCGCGTGATACACTAACGCTTACAGTTTCATATAAGGACGCGTACGCTTACGCAGGCTTCTTAGATCCTGGATCATGGGACCTATATGCTACTCGTGGAACAGAAACAGTCTACATTGCCTCTGGTAACCTAGTTCTACGTCTTGGAACAGCTCCTACACGCACATATTCACTAGGTGAGTAGCATATGCCTATAACTAGTATATCCGGCGTTGATGAAGACGCGCTTAGCTTAAAATATTTGCTTGACGGAGTTCTTTCAAAGACGATAGAAGTTTTTGAAGAGTACAACGTGCCTATGCCTGACCGTCGCTACTGGACTGTAGGAACTGCATCTATCGATTGCGAGCAGGTTGTTGTTTCTTTTATTCAAATATATCTAGGAACTCCAGGTGATCAGGCAGGGCAGCCTCTGCGCACAACTAGCCCGCGTAGCGCCGTTCTATCTATCGGAATATCTCGCGAGGTACCTGTAGTTGGCGTGAATGGCCGCCCTCCAACAGGAGAAAAAATACAAGAAGGCTCTGAAATAGCCGCAGTTGACGCGTGGGTGTTTATGCGACTTCTAAATAGACTTGACCAGTGGGAACCAGGTGAGTTTGGCCTTGGCGTTATCGCTACGGCTGATGTTAGCGGTAATGAAGGTGGATTTCAAACTACAACCATGCAAGTAACGATGGCGATACCTTAAGATGACTGTAAAGGTAATTTGGAACAAGCCTGCGATTGACAATATGCTTAACGGTCCAACTGGAGAAGTTGGCCGATGGCTTTCTAAAAAAGGAAATGAATTTGTTGCAGCCGCAAGACTTCAAGTAGGAAAAAGAACAGGGTTTCTTGCTGGATCTATACACATGCGTCACTCGCGAGGCGCGCGCCATCAAGAATTGCGTATTGGCTCAACGTTGAGTTACGCTCTTGCGCATCACGAAGGAACTAAGCCCCATGTAATCATGGCTAAAAATGGTGGAGCTCTCAGATTCACGTCTGGAACTCGAATCGTATACGCAAGAGCCGTAAAACATCCAGGGACAAAACCAAATAAGTATCTTGCTGATAATCTGCATATATTCAGATCATAGCTTGGTATTTAGTGTAAAATAATCAAAAATAAGACAAAAGTCTTGTTAAAGACACTAACATAATACGGAGGAAGAAAGATGAGCGTTAGATATAAGGACTTTGGTTCAGGCGGAGCTAACGATGCTGCACCTTTATCATTCAAACTTCACGAAGAAGAGTTTCATTGTGTAAAGGCTGTACAAGGAAAGATCATGCTTGACATGGTTAGAGATTCAGGGTCAGAAGACCCAGCAAAGAACGCCGAGATGATCGAGAAGTTTTTTGCGCAGGTTCTAGTTGATGAAAGCTACGAACGCTTTCAAGCTTTACTTGTTCACAAGGAAAAGATTGTAACTGTTGATGCTTTGGCAGAGATTACAGGCTGGCTCATCGAGGAGTACACAGACCGCCCTTTAGAGCAGCCAGAAGTCTCCTAGACTGGGGAGTTGATCTCTGGCCATATATTAACGGAAGGGCACTGATGAACGGCTTAGATCTTAGGACCATGCCAGCTAATGACATGGTTGATGTTCTTCACTACCTTTTTGAAGATGACCTCAGTGCTAGTACTGCGGAGCAAGCAGAGGCTCGCTCTAAAGCTAGAGTTTCTATCTATAAAGATCTTTATGGTAGCAAGTACAAGTACTCTGTAGACACCGGTATGGGCGATTCCTACCCGGACTACAACAGTGCGGAGTACGACGCTCCTGAAGAATCGCAGGAGGCTGCTATAGAACCTTTCAATCCAATAAGGCAACCAGTAAAACCTTTTATAAACGTCACACCCGTTAATGCTGCTTCTTCAAAACCATTTGGAAAAGTACTTGACGAACCAATGGGGCACTAGTAAATAATGTTAACGCAGGAAAGGAGGTGACATCATGGCAATAGTAGGCGAGGCAATTATAGTTGTCCGCACGATGAGTACTGGCTTTGACAAGCAACTTAAAGACTCTGTAAAAGGAATTGATAAGATTGGTGAAGAAGCTGGAAGAAGCCTTACCCGTGGCGTAAAGAAAGGCGCTGACCGCGGTAAGCTAAGCGACCTTTTTAAGAAAGACTTTAAGTCTTTTGAGAAGATAGGAAAAGAAGCTGGCAAGGCGCTTGAATCATTTAACAGTCTTCAAAGAGCTGGGTACGCTGTAGGAACTGCCATTGGTGTTCTTGCCTCAAGCTTGAGCTCTGTTGTAGTAGGTCTTGTCTCCTTAGGCGGTGCGGTTCTTTCTGCTGCCCCTGCGTTAGTTGCTCTTGGCGGAGGTTTAGCTGCAATTGTAACCGGAGGTCTTGCTGCTAAACTAGCCTTGTCTGGAATTGGCGCTGCAGTTGGAAAATTAAATAAGCAAAAAACATCTGGAGCAAATCCTAAGAAAGACCTATCAAAAGAACTTGCTAAGATAGCGCAAAAGAATGCAGAAAATCTAGCCGCTGCAGATAAGAAATTAGAAAAATCAAAACTTAATCTAATTAAAGCTCAGCTTGCTTACAATAAAGCGCTTAAGGAAGGCGCCGAGGAGATTCAGCAGCTCGGTTTTGACGCTGAAGGCGCGGCAATCGCTGAAAAGAAAGCCGCAATTCAACTAGAACAAGCGCGTGAAACTTTAGCACGCGTTCAAGACTTGCCGCCTAATTCACGAGCAAGGCGCGAAGCAGAGCTTGCTTATGAAGAAGCCGACCTAAATCTTCGCGAGGCAATAGACAAGAATAAAGATCTGCAACTAGAGCAAGATCGTCTTGCAAAAGAAGGTGTTGCTGGAACTAACGCTGTTATATCTGCAACAGAGAATCTTACAGGCGCTGAAGAAAGCTATAAAGATGCTGTTGACGGTAAGGCTAAGGCAGAGCGCGATGCGCTTCAAGATGTCATTGACGCAAAGGAAAGAGCTGCAAAGGCTGCTAAAAGTCAAGACCCTCTTGCGGGGCTTACAGCTACTCAGAAGATGTTTGCTAAATATTTATCAGGTCTAAAACCTCAATTTGATATGTTAAAGGAAGCAGCCGCATCTGGCTTTCTACCAATACTAAAGACTTCAATTCAGCAACTCGTTGATAAGGCATTCCCTACGTTTAGGGACGGTCTTTACACTGTTGGAAAAGCTATGGGTAACGCATCTAAGTCTGTATCGGACGCGATTACAAGCGGAGAAAATCTTAAAAAGCTTGAAAGTTTGTTTAAGTCATCTGGCGGAGTACTTGAGAGTCTTGGTAAAAGCGTTGGTAGTCTTTGGGGCGCACTGCTATCTATCCTTCAAGCTGCCGAGCCTCTTACTAAGCGCTTCTTTGGTTGGATAGAAAAGACTACCGCTGGCTGGGATAAGATGCTTAGCACAAAGAATGCTGATGGCAGTCTTGGTAAATTCTTTAAGACAGCCGGTGACGTTGCAGCTCAGCTTGGAAAGATCTTTGGTAATACCTTTGGATTTATTGGAAATATAGTAAAGGCAAACACCGGGCCAGGTAGCGGCGGTCAA